ATTGGGTGCTGATTTCTTAAAAGTAAAACTTTTTTGAATCTCTAATTTCTTAAAATGAAAAATTTCCATCTGGTGTAAACCTAAGATGATGATAATCGTACCCATGGTATAGCGAAACCAATTGGCATAGAGAATATTACCAAAGTAACCAGCACCAAATCCTAGAATAAAGAAAATGAGTGAAATACCTGCGATAAAGCAAAGTGTTCGAATCAAACCTGACCAGGCAACTTTTCTTCCAAATAAGGAGAAGCTTTTTGCACTTTCCTGATCATCCAATAAAATTCCAGCATAAACTGGCAGAAGAGGAAAAATACAGGGAGAAAAGAAGGACAAGACCCCTGCTAAAAAAACGGAGATTGAAAATACTAGCGTTTCCAATAAAGAACCAACTTTCTTAAGAATTTAAACCTATTGTACTATAACTGCCCAACGTTTTCAAATACTTGCTATTGCTTGTCAATAGTTCATTTTTTACTTATTTTTCGTCAAAATCATTCTCATTAATTGCTATCGTTTTTTTAAACCGTATTCATCTTCGTATTCATTTTTATAATCATATTTGCCCGTATAGTTGAGAAGGTTGCAATTTATTTCTAATATTTTACAAAAGGATCAGTGACTAATTTCACTGTTTTTATTTTTGCAAAATAAAAAACCGCAAGCCTGAGCCTGCGGTAGATACACAATTTAGAAAAGTTTTCCTTTCATTTTATTTTTTTGAAATTATTTAGTGGTAATGAGCCCTTCTGGCTCTACCGTGAACTCTGGTTTATCTGCCATTGTTCCGTCTGGTTTGATGTAGTACCAGCCTTGACCTGCTCTGACGAATTCATTAGATACCATGTTTCCGCCCTTACTATCAAGGTAGTACCAAGTATCTTTGTACTTGACCCAGCCCGTCTTCATGGCACCTTCTACATCGAAATAGTACCACTTCTCAGCGATTTTCTTCCAACCTGTCGCCATTTCTCCTGAGTTATCAAACCAGTACCAGTTGCCGTCTGAGTGCTTCTTCCAGCGGTCTACAAGCATGTAGCCTGAGCCGTCAAAGTAGTACCAAGTTCCGTTGATTTTCTCAAACTTGTCTTTTGGATAAGAGCCGTCTGAGTGTACATACCAATAGCCTGTATCATTCTTCTGCCAGCCTGTTTCAGAGCCTAACCCGTTCTCAATATCTCGCTTAAACTGTTCACGGCTAACACCCCATTTCGCAAGATAAGGATACGGGTCAACGTGATCGCTACTGTTATCCGGCTGGTTATTGGTACAGTATTCATGCGTTTTGATACCTGCCAAGTCGTCTGTATCAAGAGTTTTCGGCAAACCTGCTTCATCTGCTAGATTTCGTAGCAATTCGATATAAAGGCGATAGTCTGTCATGAACTCTTCTTTAGTTGAATGGCTTTCAATCAATTCAACTGCTGCATAGGTCTCAGCATTCCAACCGCCACCAACGTCCCACATTCCCTTGTTTACAGGACCTACCTGCATAACACGGCCATTTCCAACGATATGAGAAAAGAACCCAAGTCCAGGGTCCTTTCTATAGTGGTAGTCCGCCTCATTTTGAGCAGTTGAGTTGCGGTTGCCTGTTGAGTGGGCATGTACTTGACGAAAAGGCTCAAACCCAACAATCGGCAAGTCTGTACGTAGTCTGCTTGTATCGATATCCATACTTACTCCTCACTTGGTTTCTTGTATTCTAGAGCTCGTGTGCTGTCTGTAATTCCGCTTGTCGTTGGGTCGTTGACCAAACCGATAGCAGTCAAGAACACGAATACCGCATTCACAAGCAAAATCAGCTTGTTACCGATATCGCCCAAATCCAGATGATATCCAAAGACTGCTGCACCAGCTTGCAAGACAAGCAAAAATGCTGGAATTGCAGTCAGCCAAAAGAATTTATTTTCTAGTCGTAGTTTCCAGTTAATCATATGTTTTTCCTTCCTAGCGCCTTACTGCGCCCCTTTCTCATCTTCAACTAAGATGTCGTCTCTGATTTGCAACGCTTCAAAATTGTTGTACAAGTGGTCAATGTAGCCATTGCCACCAAGAGCCTTATAGCTATTGTGCATGTTTTCGACTACATAGAACTCATCCTTGGTTGTAAAACCACGGCGGATAGCCCTACGAATATCACGATCAAGGCGCATCCTCATCGTAACAAGGTGCGCATCGTCGTGTAGTTTTAGCTTTGCTTGTACTTCGTCAATTTTGGTGTTGTTCTCGTCAGCAGTAATCTGGACATCTTTGATTTGTTTCTTGACATCATTCAATTCTGAAATGATTTGGTCTGTTAGTTCCTTTGATTTCTTCGGCATTTTATAACCCAGCCAAGCCACAACGATTGGTGTGGCTACTGGTAGCACATTCATGAAGAAATGCTCTGTTGATTGTAAGACGTCCATAGGCACCTCTACTGTTCATTTGGTGCTTTCGGTGCGTTAAACTTCCAAGTTGCTAGAACACCATTCTGGGAAGGTGCCCCTTCAAGTTGAGCAAGAGTTTCTCCTTGATAAGTAAATGACTGATTCGTTTGAATCAAGATACGTTTACCTTCTCCATTGATTTCAGTGTGGTTAGGGTCTTCGATTGCGAAGATTGCACCAGGCTCATAAACTTTCCCAACTTCAGCAAGTGGAAAGAGTTCGACAAGTTCCTTGTAGGTTGTACCGTAGGCGATTTTTTCCCCCATGATAGAATCTTGAGCCATGACACGCACTACTTTATCGATTTTATTTGTAAGAGCTGCAAGCTTGTTCTGTTCACTCTCGTTTTGCTCAATCTTCTGGTTAGCCTGTTCAAGCTGAGCCTGCGCTTTAACGATGGCACTACCTGGATCTAGCTCGGCTTTTAGAATATCCAGTACATCTTGAATCAAAACATCCTCTGATTCATTTGTCCGGTCTCCTGCAAGTTCACGCATGTTCGTACTGTAACGATTACCTTCTGATAAACGAATTTCAACTACTGTCTTGATATTATCTCCAAATCCTCTAGTATAAGGTTTGCTTGCTAGTTCATAATTATTAATTGCCATTTGTCATGTTTCCTTTCACTTCTTCAAATAGTTCTTTAAGTGCTGGGTCATATTCTAGGACCTTTTTCATCGTGTGCAATTCGCTTGCTGCATACAAATAAAGAGCCTCATTCTGAGCTGATTCTTTCTCGCTGACTGCTAGCTTTTTAGTTAGTGAATCAAGTGTTAACTGATTTACTACTGCGTCCATGTTGTTATTCATGCTATTGTTTTCTCCATTTTTTCTATTTTTTGATTTAATTCTTGAATAGCCTTGATTAAGTAAGGAACTAAAGCGGTATAGTCTATATGTAGATAGCCATCTGGATTCTCAGGATCTCGTGAGACAATTCTTGGAACGATGGTTTCAGCCTCTTGAGCTATTAGACCAATCTCCTCATGTTTCTTACTTTCGATGAAATCAAATGCAACCATTCTTAATCTGTTGATTTTATCCAAGGCTTTCACAGCTGTATCTGTGATGTTCTCTTTTAAGCGTCTGTCTGATTTTTGTTCCATCCAATACTTCAAGCTACCACTACCGACCTGATTCCACCAAACAGCCGCATTCCTTCCACCTTTTGGATTTGAACCATCACCAAAGACGTCTTTGCTTCCAATTTCGATACCATTTGAAAATACAGGAGAACGAGAAAAAGTAGTAGTCCCATAAAAGTTTGCTCGCGATGCATTTGAAAAATCCACTTGATCATAAAAACCGACTTCATTCCTACAATACATTTTCCCATCGGTATTGACGTTCCATGCTTTAGGTCCGGCATAGTTCCAATTATTTCCCCAGTTCGCCCAGAAGGCTGTCCGGACTCCATACCCGGCACCATTCCCCATACCAACAGAGAACTGATTTACACCCGAAATCCATCGACCGCCACCTTGATCAAATTGACCAAGTGTAAATCCACCGATTCGGCCTTGGTAAGCTTCTAGGAATGTTGAACTAGAAACGACGGACTCAACCTTAGTAGAGAAGATACGTTTAGATGTCAGCTGGTCAATGAAAGCCTCATTTGCTAGCATTTTTTCAATAAACGCATTGTCAAATTTTACTTTATTAGCTGTGACCGCTTCAGCGTCTAATATCTTAGTCGTGACCGAACCAGATTCAAAATTGGCTGTTTTCAGCTTGTCAACCATTGCTGACTTGATAACTGCATTATCAATCAAGGTATCTCCAGTGATGTGGGTCAGCTTACCAGTGATACGGTTGTGACCGTTAGCCCCCAGATTAATTCCAGAGATGATATCTCCAGCTGAGTTGATGTTCTGAACAGCCCATGAACCAGCCAACTGTCTTTGAACGGTTTTCACAGCTTCAAGAGCATCATTTGGTGCTACTGAGTAATCAGATGGAGCTGAGCCCTTTT